CGTCAACAATGCTATTGAATTGGCATCATCAAATATTGGAACATTTAATATTAGATTGAAAACGATGGGGTATAAAATAATGTGACGGGGCCCTAGCCGCCAACCCATTCCCGACTATGAAGACTTGCCCCCTCAACCCCTAAGGGTGGCGAATGTTCTTCACATGTTGAGTTTGGGTTCCAAGGTATATCATTCAGGCACTATGGCATTGCCACCGTGTCGAATGCCTGCAATCCAGGGAAATCCTGTGGTCATTCCCCCAGTGGCCACTGGTACTGGATTCGAGGCGGCTAGGGCGGAGTGCCAATATTGTGGCAAAACAACAGTTATAGAATCCACTAATTTATGTTGTTTGTCTTGCTGTAAGAAGCGCAGTTTGGTAGTACCTTTGAAACCAGGTTCTAAAATTATAGTCAAGCCGCAACCATCTAAAGGAAAAGACAATTTCAAAGGCTTATATTTAGTTGGCCCTATCGTTCCAGAATATCCTTATTTTACAACGGCCGCAACCCGAGATAGTATGGTAATCGCTTTAGTCAAGCGACAATGCGTTTTGACCCCACCGACAACCCGCCGCCAATGGCTTTTGGTTAGAAATTTCGTTATATCTGGAATGAACTATTTATTTCCAGACATGCCCAAGTTTTTGCAACCTAAAGATTTTGAGGTATGGTTACAGTCGTCCAATATGAGTACCATCAATAAGCGGCGAGTACGTGAGTCTTATTACGACCCATGCAATGCATTACTTACCTTGAGTCAAATTCAGAAAAAGTGTAAAATTGAAGCATTTGTAAAACGAGATAAATATGATAAAACCGCACATTTTGAATTTGATCCGTGTTTTTATAATAGAAACATTTGTGCTTTTTCCCCATTTGTAAATTCAAAGACTGGACCTCCAGTAGCCGCAATTCAAGACTATTTACATGAAGCGTGGTCTGGATGGATCCAATTTGCCGCAGGAAAGAATTCAGAACAGTTGAGTGAATGGTTCAACGACACTCCTGTTGGATGGACGGTCTTAGAAAATGATTTCTCATTCTATGATTCCTCAATTGGGGTTCATGCCCAACGGTTTTTGAGTTGGTTTTATGGCGAAACGGGTGTTTTCGACAATTCCCCGGATTTTAAGGAGGTGAAAAAAAACCAAAGTGAAAAAACCAAGGGCGGCAATCGTTGTGGTTTTACTTTCGTTGTAAAT